CCAGATAAAAATAAATTAGAAGCTCTAACTACATCTCTTACAAAATTAATAGTGTTATTATGATATGTCCCAAGCATAGTTCCATTGAATTTAGCTTCATATCCTAATATAACTTTCTTTTTTCTTGTTTTTCTTGTTTTAGTTAATAATACCTCTTCTATTTTATTTTCATTAATCTGTCTTTCTACATTACTTCCACCAGCACCAGCAGTGTCTGATTTTGCAGCTATTACGCTTTCTCCAAATATTTTAGCTTGTTCCTGAAGAAATGACCATGCTTTAAGAACTTCATAGTCTAATTTTTCATCTCTCACATCATTTCTAATATTAGCTTCGAGTGCAGCTTCTGTTAATCCTGCAACAGTTTGACCTGTAACAGTTTGACCTATTGGTGCAAATCCGTATTTTGCACGAAGTTTATCCATTGGAGATCCTTTGCTAATTTCACCGTCTTTTCCTGGAAGTAAAATATCATTTGCAGTAATACTTAAGTTCTCTTGCTGTAATGCAACTAATTCTTTTAAAATTGGCTGACCTATAAATCTATTTACCCATTTTAAATCAACACCTGCTCTTAATAACATAAATGTAGTGTTAGCTGTAATAGAGTTGTGATTTGCCCGAGCAATATAAGGGTCTTTTGCAATATCTACATATGCATTTAAGAATGCTGATAAATTATCTGCTATTGATTGTTTTCCAGTAGTAGCACTGTCAAAGAAAGTAATTAACTTCTTTCCTTTCTTCCCCGTGATTTCTCTTTGGTTACCTTGTCCAAGCCATTTATTAAGTCTTACATCTAACATTTGATTCATTACATGGTCAACCAGGTGATTTGCAGTTTGACCTACACCCATTTTTCCTGATAAATACTCACTTTTAATTTCAAGTTGAGTAAGAGGAGAGAATAATTCCATATTCTTCATTTCTGGTGCAGGAAACAATCCTTTCTTTCCGGCAATATCCTCTTTAAGTTGAGCACCATCAATAGACCTCATCATATTGTCATATGATTGAGGAGCATTCAATACAGCCTTATATTGAGCAACAAGTTCATTCTGAGTGAGCAACTTTTCTATTTCAGCTTTGTGGTTAGCCTCATCTCTAGCGTCTGCCTCAAGTATTTGTTTTTGAGAAGCATTCTCTGATAATTTAGTTTTCTTTTTAGGTAATAAATGTATATTGTCTTTTGTAAGTTTAGTTACCTTCATTATTTCAGGGTCATAAACTAAACTATTTTGCATTGCAAATAACTTATCAATATCGAAATCACTACCAGTCTTAGCGGGCAATCCGTCATATACTATGATGCTATCTCCAACTCCAGGAGGTAATATTCCAACAACCTGTAAATAGTCATTAGAAGACATCCCTTGGTTTGGAATACGATATGTAATTAATTCAAGTGCACTAGGATCTAAAAGATTTATTACAGATTGCAAATCTTTACCCTCTATGTTAATCTTATGTTTCTTAAGTATTTTTAATACCTGAGAATGAGGTATAAAACATTGGCCCGGCAATACTTTCCCTTTCTCAATACGAGGAGGAAGTAATCCTTCGTTATTATAGTCTTTAGATACAATAGTTATTCCTGAATCTTTTCCTACTTTTTCTAATCCAAATGGAGATACCTGAATAAAACTTCCACCTTCAGTAGAAATTTTAGTCATTTTTCTGTTCATAATGGACATAAAAATACTTTCAACCTTACCTTTAATTTGAGGTATTGCATCAAGAGGCATTTGTTTTTGAAGTGCATCAAGCACATTCTCATTGCCTCCTCTATCCTTAAATTCTTCTATTAAAGCATTATAGATATATTGCTTGTCTTTAATAATATTATTTTCGTCAATACCAAACTTTCTTTTAATATCTTCTTTTCCTAAGTTAGATAACTTGGATACAGTTTCGTGTATCCTAGTTGCAAGCTTGCTGCCATTCATTTTCTCACCATTAACAAAATAATCTTCTGTTAATTTAAGTCCTTCAAATATGTTTTTTTGAATCTGAGAACCTACATTAGTTTCATGCATTAACTTAATAGGTAAATCCTGCTGTAGTTTCCATCCTCTATTGTTAAGCACTTGAGGATTTAATACAATATCAGCTTCATCTAATAAGTCAGTAGTTCCTGGTTTGTTTATAGATGTTGGTGCTACTGCTCCAACTTTAATTCCATCTATTGTGACAACTTCATGAATTTCTAAATGACCTTCTTTAGACCCCCAGTCTTCTCCAGTTTCTGGATTTTTAGTCATCTTATTATAGATAGCTTCCATAGGAGTTCCTTTAACTAAAGAAGGAATTAATGCCATCTGAGAATACTTAAGATAAACAGGTCTTCCTTCATTTATCTCAAAATACACCCCTTTTAATGGTTGTGCAGCAAGTTTCATTTCTTGCGGATTCATAGCTTTCCCAGTAACCATCAAGTCATAAACTTTATCATGTTGTGGCCCCCATTGCCCAAGCTTTTGCTTAAGAAATCTCCATCTACGAGGAGTTATCCATGCTTGAGCGTCAGTAGTGTTTACCCCTCCTAACTTCTTAGCATCATCTTTAGTGTAAGCATCAGCAATAGATTTATCTGTTAAAGATTCTCTAATTTTATCTACATATTTAGACGACTCTACAACGCCATATACAGTTGCTTGATTAAATCTAAGTGCATCTCCATTTTCTAATCTTAATTGTAATCCATCAGTATATGTAGCAGGAATACGCTTAATTAAATCTGCATTATTTTTATAATACGCTGGATCTCCAGAGAATAATTTAGTATATTCCACTGAAGATATAAGTCCATTCATAAAATAATCTCCTGCAAGAGACACATATGGGCTTCCTTTATATTTAGTGCCATAGTTTTTAAGTAATTTCTTGCTTATTCCATCAAGACCCTCTAGTTTAGTAGCATGTTCTGATACTCTATCTTTAATATCATTTTCTATAAACTTTTTAACTATCTCTTCTTGTCCTGGAGACATGCCATCATATCTATCATTATCAAAATCCTCGTCATATATAGCTTCTCTTAATTCTCTAAAAGCAGGGTCTTCACTGTCTTTATTAAATTGAGGAAATATTTGTGATTTTAATCCATTACCATCTTTGCCGTGATAATGTACTACTTTTTGAATAGTGTCATCAGAGTTTTCTCTATTAACCCTCTTCATTCTATTATATTCATCGAGAAAGTATCCATAAGCTATTGAGATAGCTTTCGGGGATACATAAATTCCACCAGTAACTGGATCTTGCTGAATATTGGATGTAAATGAGTCAAATCCTTCAAAAAGAATTCTTCTTGACTTATCTGCCGCTATAATTGTTGGAAACATAGATTTCCCTCCAAGCTTATCATTAAGCATTTGGACTAAGTTAGCATTTATATTGTCATTTGTTGTAATTGATGTATTAGTTACACCATCATTTTTACCTTTAGATGTAAATGACGCGTCTAATCCTTCTTTAAAATTATCAAGTCTATTTTGTATTTCCTGTTCTCTCTTATTTGCGTCTGTTACTTCTAATGCTAATAAATGGCTTATCCATTGTGAATTATGCTTACTTTTATCAAGCAACATATCTTGTAATTCAGTTTGGTCTTTTTTCCAGGAATTAATTTTATTAGAAATGTAAGTTGGATTAGATACAGTGTATCCGGATTTTCCTTGATTTAATAATACAGTAGAATCAGACATATCTGTCATTCTAAAACCAACAGCCTCAGCAAAAGCTTTAGTAAATGACTCTTTATTGAATACATTTTCAAATGAACCAGATTCATTTACAAATTTATATCCATCACTTAGTATCCCTTTTTTTGAATTAAGCATGAATCCAATTGCCTTATATAAACTGTCAATTGTTTGATCAGTTTTTGCAGCACCACCATTAAAGAGTATCATAGTATTAACATCATCTGTATAAATATCAGATGCTCCAAGTCTTTGAAGAATACTAACTAGATCTACTGCTGATTTTGAACTTATTTCAAATAAAGCATCCTCATATTCCTCTTGAGCAATTGTTTCATCTGAAAATAACTCATTATCTTTTTTTAATTTCTTTTTTGCTTTCTCTCTAGCTTTATCTGCTAAATTATATGATCTTCTTGTATCTTCTAATATTTGAGCTAATACGCCTCTTTCTCTATCAGCTAATTCTCCTTTTTCACTAAGAAATCTAGCTATAAACGAATTATTCCATTTATTAGTGAGTTGACTTTGTCTACTATTTGTAGATGTAGCATTAATTACGATATATTCACCTCCATCTACTTGTGTTACAAAGTAGTTTAAGTTAGTCTTACTAAACGCTTGTGCAAATTCAGTTATTTTATTTGTATTCTTATCTGCTATATATGTATTTAACTTATCTAGTAAGTCATGCATCCATAATTTAGTATCTTTTAATGAATAAATTTTATTATACATTTCATCAAATATGTCGACTACATTATCCCCATGCCCATATCCAACTTCATCAACTAGTATTTTCTGCAATGTATTCCATACATCATCAAATTTAGCAAAAGAAGCTTCTTCTAAAAACCCAGACTCAACCGGAACAGATAATTCTTCTCCATTTTCATCTTCAGCAAATACTCTCTCTTCAATTTGAGATAAAAATATTTTTGTATTAACTGTTGCTGTTTCTTTAGAATTAGTCTCAAAACTTTCTTGAATATTTACTCCACCACCTTTATCTGCTTCAGTAACTTCAGTAATTGAGTTGCCTTCTGCATCAGTAATTCTTTCGCGTACTTTTACACCTAATACAGCAATTGCTGATATTAATTCATTCTTAAATTCAACCCTATTCTTCTCTACTAATTTGATATTAGCCAAGAGTTTAGTTTCATTGTCTTTTCCTTTAATAGCCTCTTTATATGAAGCAATGGTTGCATCTATTGAAGCAAGTATTCTTCCTTCTTCTAATTGAGAAGGATTATATTCATTATATGACTTTTTGCCTCCCTGTAATACAAATTTGTATAAAAGGTGGTTTGTTACTTCCTCTACTTCTTGTGCTGTGAATTCAGAGAATTTGAATTTATCAATATAATCTCTATCTCCATTCTTATCTGTGAAGAACCATAGACCATTAGTTAAATCTTGTTTAAGTAAAGGCTCTCCATTGGTGGATACCAATCCTAATTTTCTTAAATTCTCTATTTCTTTTGAAATTTCTTTTTTAGATAATCCTTGAACCTCTATTGCCTCTTCAATAGTTATTCCGTTGTGATGAAAATATATCTCTTCATCAGATGCCATTGGGTTTTTGTAGTTGTATTCCCAGTCTCCAAATCTTTTCATAAATGAGTCGCCAATTACTTTTGCATAAGCAGTTTCTGCAGCTTGATCATCTTGAAATATTTCTCTGAACTGTTCATGCAATTCGGATTTCTTCCCATTTGCTATATTCAGTACATTGCACTCTTTCATTATATATATGTATTAATTTATTCTTTACACTTAGGTTGTTTTTGATCGTCTTCTTTAGTTGGATCCTTTTTATTAATAGAATTAGCCGGTTTAGCTCTTAAAGTAGAACCACTACCAATAGATCTTCCTCTAGTCCGTCTTTCTCTAACAACAGTCGAAGATACATCTTCTTTTTTATCTTTGCTAACTTTCGTATCATTAGTTTCTGAGGACTTTGACTCTAATGAATTTTCAACATCTTCAGCAAACTTATTTAGGTCATTACCTAAAGCTTCATCCATCTGAGATAAACCTTCTTCATGCTCCTTTTTCATATCATTAACAACTTTCATTGCAACTTTAACATCCATTGCATCTGCAGGATTACCTAATTTTGTAATACTTTTACCATCATAAATAAGGAACTTTCCAGGAAATTTCTTCTTAAGTTCAGCATTAATACTCATTCTTAATGCCGCACCGTCATCTGTTATTACATCTTGAACATTAAGAGGTGCATCTACAACAGTTTTAACTGGTTGATTAGCCGCTACCTTAACAGGTTTAGCTTTAGCAGGAACTTTACTACTAACAGGAGCTGCATATACTTGAACTCTTCTTAATTGTCTTCCTAATGCTTCTTTTCCACCTTGCTTATTATAAGATTTTTCATCTTCAGTTTGAAATTCAGACTCTCCTACAACTACATTTGTGTTAATAATCTTATTGTCAAATACAAAGTCTCTATAACCAGGGAAATCTTTCTCATTATTCCACATGTTAATATTTAACTGTCTTCTTTTAGTGTCTCTTAAAAAATCAACTAGTTCTTGTCTATTTTTATCTTTATTTTTAAGATTAATATAATTATTTGCTCCTCCAAAATACAAATTAACTCCACTCATGTATAATTGAGATGTTAATCCTTCTGTTTGTTTACTAACATATACAAACATATTTATTATCTGACCAAGAGTTGGGTCGTTAACTCCTTTTTTTCCTTTTAAAAATGCAATTTCAGGAGCCATATGCTTTTCAACTTTAGCTCTAACATCTTCATTTAGTAAAGACAAAGTATCTCCTAAATTTAAGGTTCTTGGAGTGCCTTTTTGACTTGAAGGTGGTACAGCAATATCAATTAACAAATCAGCTAGTACTTCAGCTTGCTCATTAGTATTTTTTAAGAAATTTAATCTTACTGGAAATGGAGTTCCATCTGCTTTTCTTAATATAACAAATAAACCACCACGATAAGGCGTTGGCCTACCGTCCTCATCTTTTCCAGCAGTTAATCTTTTAGAGCGAAACTCCTCATTACGAGTAGTTTTGTCCATCTCCATTAAATTTCCGTCTAAATTAGAGAATACAATATGTGGTTGTTTTCCACTTTTTTCAATTTGTTGTAAATCTTTAATGTTATTTTCTGCTACTACACCGTCAGTAGTTTGAGTTTTTAAATCTCCACCTGCAGTATGTTTAACAGTTGTAGTTACCTCTTCTCCTCTAAGAAGACCATCAATAATGTTCTTTCTTTCTTTAGCATAATTCTCTTCATATCTTTTTTTCTCGATAACTGAAGCATCATTTGGAGGTTTTACTGGTAAAAATGTGCTTATTTTATCACCATCATTAACAAATACTTGTATTTCTAAATTATCATAAACATGCTGTGGAATTTCTGTTTTATTTTTAAGAGCACTCTTAAAAGCAGATCTTGCTGCTTTAGCCCGTCTAGCTATTCCTATTTCCTTTTCATTATACATTTTAGATATGTCAGCCTTGAAATACCCCCTTCTTGCAGCCTCATATTTAAGTTTAGCACCAATTTTAGATAAATTATCATGAACCCACGATATATAACCAGCACTTGCTACTCCAACCTTATCAAGTAATGCAATAGATTTTCCTGTACCAATTCTAGTTTCAAGAGCTTCTTCTTGTTCTTCAGCAAATTCTTCTTCAAAGTATTTCTCTTCTTCAAAGTTTTCATCTTCAATAGCCTCCACAACAGGGACAACAACTGTACTATTTGGTGGATTCTTAGGATTCTTTTTCTTATCTTGAGCTTTCTTTCTTCTTGCCGCCTTAGCTGCATCACTAATCTCTTTTGCCTTTAAGTCTTTTTCTTCTTTTTCGATAGCAGCTAATCTTTCACTTATTTGATCGACTACTGCTTTTTTCTCACTCTCTTTTGTATATCCTCTTACATCTCCCTTTTCAACTTTGCGTTTAAAATCCTCAAGTAAAACCTTGTCAGTTGTTGCATCAATTAAAGCTTTAGTTTGCTTATTAATTAAAGCTGTTTGAAATTCCTTATCATTAAGTCTTGTTAGTTGAAATTGATTCTCAATAATAGCATCATTAAGCTCTAATTCTTCTACATATCCATCAGCTATATCAAATTGAATTCCACCTTTAGATTCTTCATCTTTTGGAGAATACACTTGTTCAGCATATTCATCTGCTCTTGCTTGTGCTTCAGTTTGATCAGTTTGAGCTTTGCTTAATTCTTTATATTCTTTCTCTAATTCATTAAGTTCATAATTGTGCCTCTTAATGAGGTCACTTTTCATAGCTTTGCTTTCTTTATCGACTGAAGATTCAAGTGCTTTTTCTTGTCTCTCTATCATTGCCTTTGTGGCAAGAATTCGAGATTGTGTATCTTTTTTAGCTTTAAAATTATCAGAAGGTTGATTTCTCCTGCCATCATATTTAATATCTTTAATTCTCTTAGATTGCTCTTCTTTTGATTTGCCTATTCTTTCAGAAAATTGTTTGTTTTGATATTCAATACGAGACATAGATTTAACTATATTCGGATCAGTATTCTTATTAGATGCTTTAGATAAATTCTTAAAATGAATATCTTGTATTTCAGCAGCAGCTTTAAGTGCTTTATCTGCACCTTTTTTAGCTAATTCTGCATCCCATTCATATCCATTGTCTTCCTCAAATTTAGCTTTCTCTTCTGCTGTCATTTCCGGGCCATTCTTAATAGCCTCCATAACCATTTCTAGGTTATCGCTATTAATACCATCAAGAACCATTGATAATATGATTTCATCTTGAGCTATTTCAATATCTCTAGCATTACCAGTTTGGTCAGCTCTATTCTTTTCTATTTGCAGTGCAGCAAACATTTTATTTTTTTGAGCTAAAGCTGTATTAAAGTTCTCTGAAGCATTAGCTTCAAATTCTTTTTTACTTTTAGATTTAAAAGCTTGATTTGCTTTTGGGCCCACGGCAGCAAATACAGAACCACCAAGACCACCAAATAACATTGATGTCTTAGCTTCATCAGATGACATTACATCTGACAATTGAGTATCATATTCTTCTTGAGAAATTAAACCTGCTCTTAAGTCACTACCTAGTTTAGCTTTAGACGCTATGTAATGTTGATATCCCTCTTCACCTGCTTCAGATAAGAAAGTACCACCAACATCTGCGGCAGTTTTAGCCCATTGAGGTATATTGGTATTTTTTGCAAATTTTCCTGCAACTTGCATTTGTCTAGTCACTGGATTAAATACTTTGCCAATAGATAAGTATTGTAACATATCTTGAGCTACCATTGCCCAACCATATTTGTAATTTTCTGCAGCAGCAGTTGAAGCACTTAATCTAGCCTCTTCATCTGTATAGAACTCACCAGTTTCAGGATTCTTCTGCATCATTCTCTCATTATAGACATCTTCAAATGTTCCTGAAGCTTCCATTGAGTTTTCAATATGTCTTGATACAACAGCCTGAGTAATACCCTCAGTCATCCAATCAGCTTTAGCACCCATTTTTGATGCAACATCAAAAGCCTCTTTTCCTATTTCTCTACCAATTTTACTACCTATTTTTCTACCAGCACGGCCAGCAAGTTTACTTACTCCACGACCAAGAATTCCTAGTCCTTTAGTTGCTGCCATAGAAGGCAACATCATTGAAAGAGTAGATGCAACAGATACAGAGTTTTTAAACCAGTATCCTGAATCAGTAAGATTCATTTCACCTGGAGTTTCCTCATATATTTGAGTGGCATCTGCAGTTTTTTCTCTAATAGCTTTACCGAAATCTGAGAACCAGTTAGTAAATTCTTTTTCATCACCAGATACAAGATTAGCCATTCCTTGCCAATCTAATAAATATCCAACACCCTCAATAGAACCACCAACAATTTCTCCAACAACAGCTTGTGTTACTGCATTAGCTAATTGATCAGTCCATGGTTGTAATTCAGCTCTAACTTCATTTATTCTATCTCCTTCTACATCACTATAAGTAAGAGCATCATCCCACTGAGAATCTCCTATTCCTCTATCTCCAATATTTTTTGTTCCTTGCCATTGGACATTTGGGCCTATTCTATTATCATCACGTAGAGCTAATAAGTGTTCACTATTTGAATACCCTTCTTCTCCTTCAGGAGCTGATGGATTATTTATAAGATCACCTTCTCTAGCTGTTAATAAGTCGTCTATTCTTTCCATGTTTATTGTTTACCTGCATCAGCTAGTTTTGCACTTGTTTTTACATTTCTAGTAGTATCGTTATATTTATTTATAGCAGTTATACCAAATTGTATTTCAGCATCTAAACTATATCTAATAATTTCTTCTCCTTTATTTGGCCCCGAGGTTATTGTTCCTCTTAATAATCCAGGTTGAAGTATTCCATTACTAATAACAGCCTCATATGATATTTCTTTCATATCAGAATGAGTTAACTCTACTCCTGGTTGAGTTATAATTGTAGCACCTTCATATTGCCCAGTTTCTGGTCTCAATTCAGCAACAGCATATTGATTAGCATTTTTACTTGTTTTACCTAATTCTTTAAATGGTTCGCCAGAATATATTAATTTATTAATTTCGTTAACATTTGCAAAGGCTTTTGCCTCTTCTATTGAAGGCTCTGCAAACATTACAACAGCTTTGTTAGTGTTTGAATTAATAAAAGAGATTCTTCTTGCTCCTGGCATATCTGGTATTCCTGGAGAATAAGAATCTGCACCTCCTGCTTTTAGATCTGCTAAGAAATCATCCATAGCTTCAGCACCAGTATATCCTAATTTCTCCATCATAACTCTATATCCTCCTTTTTCTCCGCTAGGAAGCATTAACGATATATTCTTTTGAACAATACCAGCAAGAGATCCGTTTTTGCCTAGTAGGGCATCTCCAACAGCATAAAATGTATTCTCTGGATTTCTTGGGCTTATAACCTGAGAGGCAGTTAAAGCTGATCTTTTCTTAGCACCTATATAAGCTGTATAAACCTCTTTATCATTCCACTTTCTTGCTGGTTCTTTTATAGTTCCATCTGGGTTCTTTACTTCAGGTTTTAATTCATTCCATACTGGATTTTTTTCTCTTACATCTTTTACAATATCTTTTGCTACTTTATTTGGTATCCTATCGTTATATGTCTTATTTCTCTTAAGTATATCTTCCGCCTCTGTTCTAGCTTTGAATTCCTCTAGTGGTTTACTTTCTTTATTAAATAGATGCTTATCTTTATTTCTCTCTTCTAGTTTTATATCTTTTATTTTATCTTGTTCTATATATGCTTTAGCATCTTCAATTTCTTTTTCAGAAGGCTTTTCAACTTGAGGAATTTTAACTCCATATTTTTCTGTTATTTGCTTTTGATCAGTAAAACTTCCATCAGGTTTAAAATAACTTTCGTAATTTTCAGAATCTTCAGGAATTTTTAACAATTGATTAAATGCACCTTGAGTACCAATATCCATTCTGCTTTCCCAGTTATGATCAGGAGGAGCTATTATTCCTTTTGAGGAATCAATTTGATTAGGTTGCATTCCGGCAGGAAGCAATGATGATGTACGATTAATGTCTTTTCTCTGGAATACATTACCTGCATTTTGAGCTGCCTTAGATAGTTCTTTATCTACCGTAGAAATACCTAATCTCTCCATTTCTTGAGCATAAGCCATTAAATCTTGGTCACCTTCTAGTGCTTGTCTAATAACACGCTCTATTTGACTTGCTTCAAGAATTTTAGTTTTTATACCATTTTGGGTATAATACCCATCCTTATCAACATCTATTCCTAATGAATCAGCAATTTCTTGTGGTTGCATTCTTGCTGCAACCTCATATGCTTTATCTTGTATGCCAACATGTGCTGTGCCAACATAATCCTTATACTGTCCACCTTCAGCTACTCCTTTGTAATTAGTTAAAGCTTCTTGAAGTCCTAGTTGCTTTTGTTGAGCAGTTAATCTAGGGTCTTTCATTATATTAGCTTCGTTAGCTTTATATTGATTATAAGCAGCAGCAGCCTGACCAGTTTTACCAGTAAGACTCAATTCGTTAGTTTTTCTATTGCGTAGAGACTTTGTTTTATTTATAAAGTTCCTGTCAACTCCTTCATTCATCAACTGATCTGATAAACCTGTTGCTTCTTTCTTAAAAGCACCTATTTGTCCTGAAACATAATCTTTATCTGGGCCCAAAGCCTGAGATTCAAGTGCTGCAAATTCATCTAACTGCAATTGTGCAGTATCCTCTTGCTGTTGTTTAGCTAAAGGCACCATTAATATCTCATCAAGAGATAATGGTTTGAAAGATGATGTACTGATATCGGGGATTATTCCTGCCATGATGTAAATATATGTTTTTTATGCGTTCCTTGATGCTTTTTTTGCATCTTTTTTTCTTTTTTCTGAGCCTAAATGTTGACCTTTTGAACCATAGGATAATCCCATTAGTTCTGGATACTTTTTAAATAACTCTTCTTGCCCTATTCCACCGAGGTCATTACCTAGTTGAGATAATAATTTTGATTTATTGCTTTCATAACCTGCCTTTAACTGCAAATTAGTTTGAGTCTGTAAGTTAGATTGACCTAAATTTTGTGTATCAACTCCTAATTTGAATTCATCTGCAGCTCTATTTTCTTGTCTATTCTCTGCAGTTGCAGCTTGATATGCTTGTGATTGTGCTTTAGCTCCTTGTAATTGAGAAGCAAGTAAATTAGCTCTGGCTCCTGAACCTGAACCTCCTGCAGAGCCTAATAAAGCATCTCTATTGTTTAATACAGATTCTTGAACTTGATTTTGTATTCCTCTTTCATCAACGAATTGCTTATTATAGGTATTACCTAATTTATCAAATGCAACAGGCTCTGGTTTCTTAAGAGTTAATAATTGTGCTGCATTCATAGCTGCAGGAGCATATCTTAGTAATTCTCCTGGATTAAATTTAGAATCTCCAGCACCATAAGCTTTAGTCTGTTCTGATGCCATAGCATCTTGTACTCCTTTATTTTGTGATGGATTCATATCAGTATTAAAACCTAAACTATTTGTCAAAGCTGTAAGCCCTTGTTTATTATCTTGACTATTTGATACTATATATGGATTATTTCTAGTTTGTAATGAAGTAGCTCCTGCTGGTTGTAAATCTCCAGTTGTGCTTTCAGCGTAGGGTCTTGAACCTTTACTTAAAACACCTTGATTCATTCTCTTAAGTAAATCCTCACCTTCTGCAATTAATGGATCTGTTAAAGTCCCACCATCAACAAACATATTACCTAATGACGCAGGGTCGTAGCCTGACGGCTCCGCACCAATTCCAGCACCGGCTGGAATTGTTGACCCCTGCTCTTGCATAGGGTTTCCTGCTTGTGGCATTGCATCTCCAGGATTCATTTTAGCTTGTTCAGGATACTGCTCTTGAGGTTTATTCATAGCCTCTTGCTTTGCTTTAACATATTCCTGAGCTTTCTGTAATCTACCTTGCAAGTCATTCAAAGTATCAATATCTTCAGGACTAGTTCTGCCTTCAAATTTTTTAGCTATCAATGCACTGGCTTCTGAAAAGGATTTTCCTTTAATGAAGTTTGGCAAGTTAAATTTTTTAATTATTTCCATGGTATATTTTTTATGCTATTCTATAATCTTCGATTGTAAGTTGTTTTTTCTTTGGTGTTTCAGAACCTTGATATGCAATAGTATTTAATGCTTCTGCTATTTTATCATCATCAAAAGTTGTGTAAAAGTTTTCATTCTCTAATTTTAAATCCTTTACTTTTTTCTTAAGTTGTGCAGGTGTAATTTTACTACCAGCTTTAAATCCTAATTTCTCTCTAAACTCAGCAAAATTGCCATATGCTTCATGAGGCATATTCATATAATCTTTAGTGTCATTAAAAGCATTTTTTGCTGTTTGCTTATAAGGGTCACCTAATACATTCATTAAGTTTTTTCCTTGAGCAGAATCAAACATAGAAACATGTACTCTTTCGTGAGTTTCAACTCCTTTTTCATTTTGATATCCATTTCCAAAACGAATCATATTATTTCTACTATCAACTGATGCTTTAGAGTCTTTGTCATTACCTCCTATGACAGTACCTGCAGATAATCCTTTTAATATCATATTATCTATATCAGAATCAGATAGTCCAGTTTGTTGTTTCATAACTTTTCTAGTCCAAGGGTCATTATATCTATCTAAAAATTGCTTAGAAGATTCTCCTTTAACAGCAGGATCGAAATTAACATTATTAGTTTGTTCGGTAGATACAAGATTAGGTGTTGTATATTGGTTTCTAACATTAGGGACATTAAATGTTTCAGAGACTGGTTGATTATAATCGTTTACTCCTGTTTTTGTAAAGTTTAATGATGTATCTTCTTTTGGTCTCATGACAGAAGGTATAACAGGGTTGTTATCTTTAGTTGGAGGTTTAGTTTTATCTAATTCTCCACCATCTGCATAATCATTAGTTGCATCATTATGAAGTCTCATATCATTAGCAACGGCAGCATCTTGTGCTTCTCTTTGTGCCTTACCTCCACCAACTAATCCTGCAACACCACCAACTACAGCACCTGCCGCCATTCCCCAAGGCCCAAATGCAGCTCCTGCTTGAATACCTTTCATAGCTCCTGAAGCAGCAGAAGCTCCTTTTGAAGGAACAGCAGGAGGTGCAGATCTACCACTAGTATCAATACCTGTTGGACCAAAAGCCATATTTGCTAATTCCATAGCACCAGTAGCAGCTCCCATATATCCTGAAGCTCCTGGAGCACCACCAGCAGCACCGCCACTACCTCCAATTCCAAGTTTACTTAATAAATCTAAACCACCACCTCCTTCAAATTCATTAGAACTAGTTAGTTTGACTGATTTGCCGTCTTTACCTTGATATGTGCCATCTAACGAATAAGAATTCGAGAAAATATAGTCATTCCACTTTGTTTCATCTTCTTCTACGAGATTGACTTTACCTTGTGAATCTTTTCCTTGTGGAATACCGCCTAAAGAGTTTTGCTCATGTGAACCACCACCTTCAAATTTAGTTACTAGTTCATCAGCACTTTGAATACCATCAAGTTGTCCACCTTCAGCAAATTGCTTATTAAGAAAATCTAATCCAGTTCCATTATTTGATTGAATAGGAACTTGTTGTTCATTATCTGAATCTGTGAGGAAATCTAATCCTTCATTTCTTCTAGGTAATTGAGGAACAACTACTTGTGTATTATCTATTTCAACTTTTTTTTGACTATTTTCTGATACGATATTTTTATCAACTTCTGGTTCAGTAGGAGTTGGACTATTATCATTATTATATTTCTTGAAATGTTTATTAAATCTATCAACATATTCACTCCCTGTTGCATTTACTGCTCCAGGAGTTATGAAATTTGAACTAGTTAAGAATTTCTTAGCACCTCCGGCACCAAGAAAATGTATCATAGCAGCTACTTCATTTATACCACGCTTAGTCCCAGTAGATTCAATAAGTTGTCTAGCTGGTTTTTCTCCATAAGTATATCCTGCAAGATTTCCTGCTATTGCTTTATCCATTACCCTTTCCTGAAGGTCAGGATCATTAATAAAATCTCTCTTAGATACACCTTTCATTATTGGGTCTTTTTTTATAGACTCATATAAGAAATGGTATTTACCAGCAGCACTAGAGTAGTGCCTACCAGTTTTAGGATTAATTCCAGTTTCTAAAAGTTTACCACCAGCAGATTCAATCATGCTTATAGCATACTTAAATGCATCAATATTAAATCCTGATGCAGATGAGGGTTTTTTATCATCAGTACTTGGTTCAGTAGCTTTATTTGTATCACTAGAATAATCACCAAGAAAGGAAAGAGATTCTTTAAGATCTTTTTCCTTCATGCTGCCATAGTTAGGTATTAATTTTTTCAATAATGCAGGATCTATGCCCATGGTTTTATTTTTTGATGTTTAACTGTCATTACATATGACTTATTGCCGTAACCTAATTTAACTGTTCTCCAACCAGTCCAAAATATAATACCAAGAAATTTGTATTGTATTATCTTGCAATGGCTGTACCTAAACATTAATTGTTCTTTTCCTTTTGGCTTAAACCAGATCATACCTTCACCTAATATAGATGTTTTGTATGATATCTCGTCTCCATCATTTATTTGCCATATATCAGTTTGAGGTGTAATTGGAATAAATTTTAATCCAGCATCAATAACCCATATACCAGTTTGACTCAATTTTGTTAATGAGCCACTCTCACTAAACTGTACATAATTATCTGTCGGAATAGATATAACGTCAATATTATTATTTCCTATTTCAGCAGGAGTAGAATCAACAAGGTATTTATCTCTCTTTAGATTCCATACTGCATTTCTCTTATGCCATTTATAAGCTATCTTAAATGTCTCTTCTGCACCACCTTCTAATATAATGAAAGCTACGTAATCTGAAGCGTAGTTTCCTTCTGAATCAAATCTCTCATCATCCATCCACCACCAGAAAATGCTCTTCTTTCCTTTTTTTCTAAATACCCAAGCTAATGGGAATACAGCCCAAGCTGTTAAAATACCAAAAGCTCCTACGAATAAGGAGCCTTTGATGTAATGCCGTATAGAGGCTTTCTGTTCTTTGTTATAACGCATACTACAAATATATGAAACTTAACACTATTTGTCAATATTATGTATCACACACATTTAGTGTTGTGTATAGAATATTGTAATGTCATGTAAGATTAATTTCTTCCCATTTGGGTTTGTAAATTCAAATTCAGCAAACCCCCAAGCACTACGAACTCTTTCTCTAGTGTTTATCTGGCGAGGGAAATTAAGTTTCCAATTTCTGAATTTTTTGAAAACATTTTGTCTCATTACCAGAGGAACTAATCCCGAATCTTGATAATCATTATAAACTCTCACTGCAGTTAGTCCTTCAAGTGGTAATTCAACTCCATTTTTAGTCATCTCTAATTTATAACTAGCTCCATTAAGTATAATTTCATCACCTTCAGGTGCAATATGTAGTGTAATTGAACTAGGGTATGTAGTTCCATAGAAACTATTTGGTTGTCCTTTAAAGTGTTCCCAAACAGATGTAGTCGTTTGATCAGTTGAAATTAATACAGAACCTTTATTTATATACCAAGCAGGTTTATAATCATAATAAGATACAAAAGCACTAACCTTTTCATTAAATCCTAAAGTAAAACTATCTGTTTCTTGTACAAATGTAAAGTAAACATCTGAGTTTACAGGATTATATCCAAGAGATACTCCATTGCCTAATACAGCGTTATCTTTAACTAAAGATTCATAGTTCATTCTATTAAGCAATTCATGATGAAATCCTTGTGCATCTGATAATCTTCCTATTTTAGCTCCATCAAACACCATTATTCCTTTGTTTATTAAATCAACAAAGTAGAATGCATTTTCAGACGTAACTGTTCCCCATCTATTTAAACATCCAGTAGTTGTGCTTATATATTTATAATCATGTAAGATTCCACCAGTACCTAACTCTAATGATACTCCATCACTGCCTGGTACTTGAACTCTAGGATTAACAGCAATATGGGCAACTCCAGTATCTTGTAAACAGAATATCTCATCTTTTAAGTTTACAACAGCATTAATTGGCCCAAATTTACCGTCTAAATCCATAATTTCATTCTCTAAGAAATCTGTCCATGAATCAATAAATTCACCAGGAATCTTTTCTTTAGAAGCCATTAATCTTCCGTCAAATTCTTGAATCTTTTTAACTTTAGATCCTATTCCAACAGACTTAATTAATGATGGTTGTTGCGAATAAACTTTATTATATTTTTGGTATTCTGAGTATTTTGGTAACCATCTATTCTCCCAGCTATTAAGAGATAAATCATTTCTATTTTTTAAATCAATAGTGGTTTCTACCCTTATAGAGACAATCTCTACTGCTATATTAATATTATGATCTACAATCTCTGTATCATCTTTTGCTAATTTAGTAAATGTAAATTTATTAACGAAAGTATCTCCAGGAGAATCAATAAATACAGATGTTGTATTTATGTTTGTGAATGTTCCTATCTCTATATAGCTTGAATTTGCTTTTGATTCATAAGACATGCCTCCGTATATATTGCCTATATACATTGTGCTAAAGTCTTTTACAAATTCAGCAAGCAATACTCCTTTTGTGTATCCTATGTTAGCAGTCTGATGAATACGTTCAATAGAAAATCTTGTTGCAATATCAAAAGTATCTTCATCTTTTCCTTCAGCAAATGTGATACATTTAGCTCCTATTGTATTACATCCATACACGCTTGTAGCTACATTTGATGCGTTTGACTTATTTAAGTCATCAAGACGCATTGTTTTTAGGTTATTTGAATACCTAAGTCTCGAGTCGTTATTATATGTAGTAAAGTCAGAACCTTCATTAGTTAGTTCAGGACTTCCATATATATCCCATTCTGTTTTTGCAGATACAGATGCAGGACGAAAAGCACCATTAAATTCTCTATAAATCTGAAATCTAGATTGCAAACGATCCCTGCTATTGGCTGGCCCAAAAAGACCCCAATCAAATAAATAGTCTATATCACCAGTAATAGGTTGTTTTGTTACTCCTATTGTTGATCCAGTTATTCCATTAATAAATTTACCATCAGTAGAATTCACTGCGTTAACTGGATTAGTTTCTGCTGCCCAACAGTGCATAGCACTTTGCTCCATTAATCCAACTATCTTTAACTTATAACTAGCGTCAATACCATTATCTCTAAATAATACTTCAGGACTATAAAATTGCATAAGTCTATTATGCTGAAAGTTTTGTGCTCTATAATCATGATAATCAGCAGGAGTAAATGTTTCTGTATTACTACCACGACCCTCACCACCATTACTTGTTCCAACAGTTGATAGTGACCAATAATCTTTACAAGCATTAATTGGAGTTATTGTTTCAAATAATCTAACAACAGATGGAACTATATCTGGTTTAACGCTTTTTAAATGATTAACTGCAGATCTTCTATCTGTTTCACTATAAAATTTATTAGTGTGCACAAGATTTGCAACCATAGGATTTATAAATCCTTGAGAATGTATTGTTTGATCTGTTAATGTTCTATCAGCTCTTAATATTTTGTATCCAACAGGTTTGTCATCCTCAGATGCAAAGTTTGATGAATCATTAAGCCATACATAAAAGGCAGAAGTAAGAGTTACTTTAAGTTGATTATAGTTTCCAAGAACATTTCCTTCTGGTGCTCGCAAGTCCATCATCCATTTAGGGTCTGAAGTTTGTCCTCTTCTATTGTAAAACTTAATGCCTAATCTATATAATTCTCTATCTTTTAAAAATTGCAATTCTTCAGAAAGGTCATCAGACATTTGAGTCTGCCAAACCTCTACATTCACATACTTCCCCGTTCCACCAAACTTTGTGCCTGCAGAAGTATATTTAAACGTATCATAGTTTTTATTTACTGCATCATGATTAGGATTCAATATAAAATCAGGAGAAGTAATAGTTGAAGTTATTCCACCAATACTATTTCCATCTAAATAAGGATTATCTAATACTTGACATAAAGTGCCTCCTGCATTAAACGAATAAGCTCTCATATCTAGATTAACAATGAAATTACTTTCTTTAATATTTATAGGAAATAATCTGTTGTCTTTAGTTGTAATATGTTGAGGAACTATTGGACTAGATCCTAGAAATACAAAAGATTCTAAAGATATAGCTAGTTGACTAGTTCCATCGTCAGTAATATGCATAGACGTATAATTATCTATTTGTTTATCTACAACAATATTTATTTCAGGATTTTCATTATAAGAAGTATATTTTATAGAATATACCTTAATATGTGTAAATTTAGAATCTATATTTGGAACTAGCAATTGAACTGACCTTCCTAAAACTTCATTTACTTCTCCACCGCCTAATCCATCTCCTTTATCTATTGGGACTAATATTGAAGGTGGTGAGATGGTTGTTTGTGCTCCATTGAGGATATATAACCCATAAGCATATTGAACCATTCCTGACGTATGTGAGCCACCTGCAATTACACCATCTATTAATGGTTGTGATAATACAAATGTACTTACAGTATCAATTGAACTTGCACTTAAATCTATAAGGTTGTCTCTATCACCATTAGCAATACTTTGACGTATGTTAAGAAATCTAAGTTGATGTACGCCATCAATAAAGTATATTTTTTGTATAACTGAGTTTTCGTAATTAAATAATACTTGAACTAGATTATTTTTTGATAAAGACAAGTTACCCATGTAGAGTAAGTTTAAATCAAAAAGACCATTATTTAAGTTTGTTAATTCCCAGAAACAATCAAAACCTGCATCATCTGTTGTTACTATTAATGCTGAATCTCTAAGTTCTTTTGTTCCTATTATTACTTGAGTCCCAGAAGTATCAAAAGATGCTCCGTTCCAATATGTTGTTTCTAATTCACAACCAGGAATAGTAATTTCAGTTCTTTTATAAACTAAAGACTTTACAGTTGTTCCAACAGTATAATTAATACTTGTAGTAAGGCTGTTAATAGATGGAGTAGGAATGGTAAAAATTAGTTCATTCCCAACTTCATTTGTAACAGCAAACGAACTCTTTTGATCAGTTGCTAATATACGTATGTTTTTTGCATCAAAGTATTTGTCAGACTGTAAGTCTGATGACAAATCTTTAGACATTCCTGAGTAATTAACTTCGTGCTTTTTTATCATTAGTGTATTCTCATTTTTTCCTGAGTACCAAGAAATTCAAATCTACTTTTGAATTCAGTTCTGCTTGGAAGTATTTGTGTAATCATATTTGTTAATGTCTCCATCTCGTCCTCACTTGGCATTTTCAATCTAGAATCAGCTTGTCCAACATTAAAACAGTAGTCAACTTCAGCTTTATTTAGTTTTCTATCAGATAACATGTCCATATCATTTAACATATCATACCATTTCCATTTAATATAACTTTCAACACATCTAAGAAGTGTTTCATCATCTAATACAAGAGGATAACATTCCTCATCTACTGCTATTGCTTTGTAGATTATATGAATATCACCTTTCTCAAAATTTACATTTATGTACTTACTATTTATTGAGTATGTAAAGTCCTTTCTGCTTGGCATATTATTTCCAACATGAAAGAAATCTTGAGAGTCATCTTCACTAGAAGACAATGGTATTGGTGATCCAGAATCAACTCTTGAGATTCCATCAATTTTTACCATATCAATAGGCTTAAGTGCCCGGAAATTTACCACATTTAATCCCTCTCTTCTTTTAACATAAATAGAAGGAGCGTCAAGTATTCTTAACACCTGAATTGCATTGTCAACAATAAACTCATAATTAAGATCCTTCATCAAAGGATTTCTCATTAGTCTATCAGCTATCATTTTTATACTAACTAAATTACCTGTGCTTGCCATAATATTTTATCTTAAAAATGCGTCAATCTTTCCTGCAAAAATTGCAGCAGATAATTGACGCTTCATTGTTCTATTAAAACGCATCTTATAGATGGTTTTGTTTTTGAAATTAGCTTTAGATCTTCTATAAAATATTCTGAAGGTATGCCCTTCAGTATGTTCGTTAGTGTATCTAATTTTTGTTTTCTTTTCCTTTGCATTTTCATTAGAATCCCATAATTCTCTTGAAGCTTTCCAGTTAATAGGAAGATTATTTACTATATTACCATCATCATCAATCTTAACTTCTTTCTTGCTCTTTCTTAATTCAATCTTTCCAGTTTTTGATGGCATTGTGTATTCAGCTCCTTTAGTAGAAATTCTATTTCTGACATGGTCGTTGAATTCTCTCATTATTTCTCCGAACAAAACTCTTGTTATTTCTTTATGTCCAGTTGATTTTACAAAATATTTATAATAATCACCACTACCAAAATCAGTTTTTATTCTATGAAGTCTTTTATCCCCTGTCATCTGCAGCATTATTATTATTATCACCAGGAAGAGCAAGTGTTCTGCTTAAATCTTTTACAATTAAGTCGATAGCTACATCTTGCATCGCTGCTTCAATAGGGTATTCATCATCCCAAGCTTCTTTAGTTAAATCAACTCCACATACTAGCTCTCTAGCGATATCAGGTTGCTCAAATACATCTGTGATTTTAATTGATTTAAGAAACTTATATTTATTGTCTTTTGATATTAGAAATAATTTTCCACTAAAATCAATAGCACAATAGGTAAGATGTTGTGTGAATTTGTTTTCAAATAAGAAAGGAACTCTTTCAATAGAAACTGTATTGATTGCAATTGCAGTTCCGTCTTTTAGTCGTACATTAATTGGCCCCTCTTTGCCTTTAATCTTAATAGCTTTAGGTAATTTTACAGTTGTTGCTAATATTTTTCCTGCACAAGAATATCCATCAACTTTTTGAACTAACTCTAAATTAATACAAAGTTCTTGCTTAATTTCAATTGGCATGTGCCAAGCATTTGTTGCATACTGTTGTTTTAATAGCATTGCTCTTTTTGTATCTACAAGGCTAGAAACTAAATCCTCACTAACGTTTGTGTCGTCAGTAAGGATATTCAACTTCTCAAAAACTGTATAGATTATTTCTCTCTTAGTCATTGTATGTGTTTATTAATACTTTTTTCCTCCAAAATAGAAGTGACCTAAAAGATCAACTTTTATTTGTGTAATATTGCTTTTTCCAGAATCATCAATCATATTTATTGCAAATCCATTAGCCCATTGTGCTTTCATTGGTCTAGAAGCGTAATTAAACGCCTTTGCGTTAAAGTCTGCACAAGCACCTATATTATGTGCTGACATTTGCCCTTCTTGATAATGCTGAATTCTATGAGTATGTACATAAGCACAACTTCTTCTTAGCTTATCTAAATGAGCTTTAGCATTATGAATACTAAAGTAAATACCATGAAATATGTCGAAATCATTACCAATTGTAATAAAATCCTGACTCCATCTAGTCTTTACATTATATCCCCTCTGCCATAATCTTAACCCTTCTTCTGGAGATATCAAAGGTGTTTTTGCATTGTCCATTATGGACATCCACCTATTATATCTATCCTCATGGTTACCATATAGGTATGTTTTCCATGTTCCCTTTGGTAATACATGGTCAAAATCATAAAGTAAATCACTTCCAATTTGATACTCATCATTTAATGTGAGTCCAGGTACAGCAGTGAATCTTCCTCTATCATGACTTGATAGTGGGTTTAAATCTAAGAAATCACCCATTAAGTGAAATCCTTTTATTAGTTCCGGAAAGTCTTTGATTAGCTCAATTATTCCGCGATGTAATTGTTTGTTGTGAAAAGGAACGTGATTACATCCAAGTAATATATGCATTCCAACTTGATCTTTTATTGATGGAGTATGAAAGCCTTTTAAAGCTTGCTTTCTTTGAAGTATAGAACTTAAATTGTCTTCTTCTGATATAGGAGCTTCAAGCCCTTTCATTCCCATTTGTTTTGCCAATTCATTAAATTTAGCCAGCATTTCTGCTGTTATTTCAATCTTTGGCGGCACTATTTTTATTACTTCTTTTTGTTTTAAGAGATTAGAATATTCTTTTTTTACTTCTTTCTTGGCTTTTTTTATGACTTCTTCGCTAAATTGATAGCTATCATATTGCAGTGCCATTGCGGTTTGTACTGTTAAGTTTCCCTTCTTAAGATACCCTGGTCTTTTACGAAGAAATTCCTTAACGATTTCTAAATCTTGCATTTATTTTATTTAAGTTAATAAAGATACAATGACAAATATACAATTAATATCAATACATGTCAAGTTATAGTATCATATTTTTATGATACACTATTTATTATACTGGATTTGGGCATAATAAATTAGTTGCATATCTATTACAGCTTTTTGAATCAATAATAAATCCAAATTCTGAATCTCTTAGATGCATCAATACTGTATAACGGTTTGTATTTAAAGTATCATTAAGAGAACGAAATGCTGATATTGTTACTTTATAGGTTGTATTTTCAGTTAAAGTCTCTCCATTAACCCAAATTCCATTTCCAGTAAGTTTATGAATAATCCATCCACCTGGAGCTGAGTTTGTATCAATCCAACAAGATGTTGTTGTTAAAACTTCAAAAGTAAAAGTGCTAGAACATTCATCAGAAGTTCTTGATATAGAATTAAATACCCCTTCTCCAGTAGCTACCACTTCTTTTTCCATTATTCTAATAATTATAGCTGCCATATTATACTGTAAATAATCCAGAGCCGGAATCAGCTACTGAAAAGTTAAAAGATAAATTCTGTAATGTCTCTACTAATAAATCCGGAACATAGACTAAATATCCTGCTGAAATTTCTGCAACAGTTATTACTTGATTTATAATAACATTAGTTCCATTAAATTTTAATGTTCCATTTATAGGAAGAGTAAGTATTTTTATTTTAGCCGCAGGATCTCCCTCTGGGTCTGCATACGCAGGAGTAGTTGCTGTTGTAAAATCTGCTACTGTAAATACTATTGAATCTCCATGATTAAGTATAAATGAATTATCGCCAACTTCACTAGGAGGTTGGTTAACAGCACTTGCAACTGCCATTGTGATTTTACCAGTAGATAAGCCACTCAATGAGTTGGATCCTATATCAGCAGCATCAAAACTAAATAAGTCGTTGTAAGCAATATCATTTGCTACCTCAGCGACATAAGTAAAGTTGTTTGCTGTTATATTTCCAGAGAAAATTAAATCATTAACGTTAACTTGAATTCCAGATAAATATAAATTTCCATTTTGAGGATAACTTAATATCTTTATATATGATATAGCGTCCCCTTCTGGATCAGTATATACAGGTGCAGTCTCTGTTGTAAAATTAGCTAATGTAAATACATGAGTTGCCTCACTTGCTACTGCTATTGTATTTGCACCTATCGCAGTTGGCCTTCCATTCTGAAGGCCAGTATTTGTTATCGTGTATAACATACGTTCATTATTTTGTTATGTTCATGTCACATGAACAGTTAGTTTTATTGAACCCAAATCATTGAGCCAGTATCTCGAATGCTAGCATTAAATGAATCAGTTGCAATTGCATTTGCATCTGCTGCAACATGATAGAAAGCACCTGAAACTAATTCAGCATTTGTAATTATTTGTCCTTCAACAACTTCAGTTCCTAAGAAATAGTATGTACCTACATTTGCTGTTGATACTTCATCTATTCTTATAGCGTCTAAATCATTTGTTTCTGGATCAAAATAAGGTAATATTGTTTCTGTGGTAAAGTCTGCCACTGTAAATACAGTAGTAGTTCTGTTACCTGCGTATTGTGCTCTGTCTCCCACTGTTGGTGCTTGATTTGCTCCAGCTATTGCTGTAATTGTTAATACTGAATTTACTGTATTAGATTCTAATGGTATTTGAGAATCATTATCATAAACACTAAAAGTAAATACATCAGCATAAGAACCTACACCATCTCTAGTGAAAGTTAATAATGCAGGATTTGTATATTGTGCACCAATAGTAACTGCTGTTCCATTGTATTTAAGTAATCCTGCCGCAGGAATAGATTTTATTACAAAGCTAGATGGAGATCCACCAGCATCGTCAGTATATGTAGAATATAATACTGCAGATGAAAATGCGTAAGTATATACTGTATCTCCTAATGTTGCTGCAATATCTGTCATTACAGGTGGCTGATTAGTAGTTCCACCTCCTATATCTACAATAGGTATTGTTATTGACGTATCAATATAAGCTTGCACTGCGAACTTTTCTAAACAAATAAAAGGACTAGTTCTCTGTAATTCTGCAACCATAGAGTCTAATCTTTTAAGTGTCGCGTATTCCGTGGAATATTCTGCATACTTATATATTAGTTTTAATAAACTAACCTTGCTAATATCTGCATCACCATAGTTTTCAAGTCTAGCTGAAATACTATTTACTGATGATAGATATATTCTTGAATCTTTCTCTTTCATTATACGACTGTTAATAAACAATCAATCACTCCTACTGAAACTAAATTTCCTGCAGATGAAACTAAAGGCTCTATGTTATTACATGAATCACAATCAGAAGTTTCGATAGTAATAATTAAGTTGTTAAGATTTGTAATTGCATCTTGGAATCTTCCAAGCACTAATGATACTTTTGTAGCCTCTAAATACAAATCAAATAATAATGCATTTTGAAAGTTACCATTACAGCTCAGGCAAGATAAATCTATATTTGAGATTAATTTAGCTTGAACTATATAATATTGTGTCAAGTTGAATGTAGCTACTATTGCAACTTCAGGTTCACTTGTAGTTATCTGTACGAAATATATTCCAGTAAAAGAGGTTAATCCTGCATCTAATGCAGATATTGTTAAGCTCTCAACTTCACTTGTTCCAGCAAGTAAGCTAGATATATCAACTGATAATGTTGGGTCTTTATATGTTGTGTCGCTCCACAATAGTAATTGAGTTACTGTTTGTCCAGAAGTTACATTGACATCTAAATCTATTGAAGCAAGATCATTTGCTACTAAAAATTTTGTTACATTTATAGCCATTGCCTTTGTGTAATTTTAAGTTAATGAAAAAAGGGACTGGGAAATAAGATTCTCCAGTCCCTTTGGTATTTAAGTTATTAAGTTACTAACTATACAGCTTTAATAGTTGCAACAGAACCTGCTCCTAAGATAGTGTTCAAATCTGCAATTACTCCATTTACATTTGCATTTGGTACAGCTGCAGTAGGTAAAGCAATAGTTAAGTTTTTCTTAGACTTTTTAGCTTCGTCTCTTCCTTCATCGAAATAAGAGATTTCAATTATGTCATAAGAACCTGAAGCAACAGAAGCTAATCCTGGGCCAACTATGTTGTTAGGATAACCATTAAGTCTGTAAGCATCTCCTCTTTCTCCTAATAGGTAGTATTCCATTTCAACTACTTGATATCCTGTTCCAACACCAGCACTAAATGCTTGAGTTATTGTTACAGTTGGGTAAGTAGTACAAGAAATATCAACAGAGAAATCATCGTAAACTTTGATTTTTTTGTCTCCATCAAATCCAGCAGCATCTAATTTACCAGTTACGACTAAAGCAGCAGTAGTTGTTGATCCAGTTTTAGTAAATGTAAATGAAGGGTTAGCTGTAGCAGTTGCTCCAACTTCTCTTGAAAAGTTTCTGTTTAATGATGCAATAAGACCATCAACAATAGCTTCAGCATCATCACCAGAAACAGCTTTGTAATATCCTTGTTTAAGGTAAGTGTCTTCTGGAGATAAAGAACCATGTCCTTGAATCTCAATGTTTACAGTATAAAGGCTGTTAGCATCTACTGTTAAAGCAGAAATTGTAACTACTTTTGGAGTTGCAGCAGTATAAGCTACTGATTTTACATCTAATACATTATCCGGTTTGATGGTATCACTAGAGATAATGTTTCCTAGTGCATCCTTTGCGTAAAGTTTAAAAGCTTTTCCTAAAGCCACTGCGTCGCCATCAGCTCCCAAAAGAACTAAATCATTTGCAACTCCAGCAGACTTAAGTGTCGCTAAACTTGTTACTGTTGCAGCAGGAGCATCCCCTACGTACATGTGTCTAACTTGGTTTTGACCAGCTAATCCCATAATAAAAATTGTTTTTAATTAAATAAATCGTTTTAAATACTTTTTCTGTTTCAAATGTAAGGATAAAGTATTTAAAATCCTAACACTTATTAATTTATTTTTTAAACTCTTGAATCTAATCCCATTCTAGCTTGTAAAGTTCCATCTCTATAATCTAGTACAGCATTCTCAACAGCGATATTAACTATCTCCCTGTGTGCCAACTGAGCTAATTTGCAAGTCGCTACTGCAGTTTTACCCTGAATAGTTAATCCAAGTCCAGCAACATCACTAGAGGTTATTAAATCTCCAATTATAATTGGAGAAGGATAGGCAATATACCTAACATTATATCTCGACAAATTCTCAACTGAAACTATTTCAACAGTTGTTTTAGAATTTTGCTTAGATATATCTACTCTCCATGCTTTATTTCCATTTGGTTTCCTAAATGGATTCATATAACTTATCATGAATTCATCATGAGTAGTTGGTATGACAGGAATTATTTTTCCATCTAAAGCTTCACTTGATGTATTGCTTATGGTTGCAGTTTCTAATACAATATACATTGCCTCGTTACTTAACTCATAAAATTTAGATTCACTCACAAGTCCCCTTGTTGAAGTTACTTGTGAGGTAATCTTTTCATCTTTTACTAAGTCATTCAATATCCTTCTTGCTTTCTCGTTAAGTTCAAAGGATGATGAAGGATCCTTGCTTGCATCATAAGTATTCTTTACATATTGCTCTTGAGCAATAGTTAAATAAGAACTAATTTCAAAAGTATCTAATCCAGGTGCTCCTACAAGAGCATTGTTGTATCTTAGATTAAACTCTTCTTTTAACTCTGGTGCAGTCATTTATCCTACTTTAAATTATGTTTAAGTTTTGCTTCTAATGATAATCTCATTTCTTGTCCTAAGTTAGATGCTAAATATTCAGCAGCTACCTGTAAGAATGGTGCATCACCATCAGAAATAGGTTCATCATCTAAAGTATAAAACTTTTTATCTACTTTATTTACTGCTCCAAATTCATAACAAGTCTCTAATAACACTTTTGTTTTTAAATACTCATCGCCCATTATAGAACATAATAAACTTGGATTTTTTTCAAGTTCCTTATGTAATTCAGATTGTAAGAAATCTAATTTATGAGATCTATTTGTATTTCTACCTAAGTTTCTCAAAGTATATCTTAGAATTTCTTTTTCTTCTTCATACTTAACATACAATTTGTATGCTTGTACTTTGCTACCAACTTTATCAATTTCTTTAGCCATTTGCTCAGAAGCTGATGTTAGTACCCATCTGTTAGTTGCTCTATGTTTAATTTCATCTAAACTATTAGCTACTATTGGACAAGCCATTAATACTTTATATTTAATGAAGTCATAAGGATCTGAGATTTGTAATCTCATTTCATCTTTTCCAAGATATATGGGTAATATTCCCATTTCATATGCTCCTCCACCTTCTTTCCAGAATGTTCCGTATATAGAAAGGTCAACACCTCTTAATATACTTTCCAATCCAGCTTTTTCTACATTGGTTAGAAGATTTTTCATCTTCCCATTATCCATTGTTGGTGCTGGTATTGCTACTTCTGCTCCATTTAACATACCGCCGTATGCTACGTGCTTAATATCTTTTATTCCGTTTCTTTCGTTTGGAATATATTTAACTGATACTATTTTATCTACTAAGAAATCAGTACGTACGACCTCTTCTTTTTCTTGTACTTGTTTAGCTGTTGCCATTTTTAACTTATTTTATGATTCTTCCTTCCTTATTTTTGAGATGTTTAAAGCACATCTCCTAAGCTTTTATTTAAAATACTTACCCTCGTCGAACAAACGAGGGTAAATAAGTTTTTATATTACGCTAGTACGTAAGGGATAATTGATGCAGTACGAGATGGGTCATAAACCACAACTCCTAATTGACACCATTTAGTGATAGTACCACTATCCTCTAAAGTTCCCATATTACCGTTGTTAATTGCACCTGTGAAAGGATTTCTGAAGCCCCATTGGTAACCTCTAATTTCCTCAGCACCTTTAACTTGAACTTTTTGAATGTTTGGATCTTCTGGAGTTCCAACATAGAAAATATCAAATCTGTAAGATTCTGCAACACCACTAGATCCAGGGATTTTTATAGTGTTACGGATTTTGTCATCATAGAAATCATCAACTTCTAATTTAACAGTTACTCCGTTTGGAGCCATATACTCAGTGAACTGGAATCCAGCAGACATTGCATTAGAATGTAGTTCAGAACTAACATTTTTAATGGTGCTAGGATTTGTTCCTGGAGTACTCATATGAGCTGACCATCCTGAAGTTGTAGTTAATACAGCTTTGTGGAATTCAGCAGCTCCTCTTTCTCCTGTACGAAGAATGAAAACACGGTCGTTGAAACCTAATTTACCTTCTGACAATCCAAAAAGGATTTCTTCAAGTAACTCAATAGAAAACTCATTGTAAAAATAAGTGTTAGATTGCTCCATTTGCTCACGGATACCAGAACCAATTTTAATGCTACGTCCAGAAACATCTTTGTTGTGGTATTGACCATCAGCAGTTCTGTTTGTTTTACCGTACATTAAGAATTTATTCTTGTATAAAGAAAATTCTTGCTCTACTAACCAGTCTTCGTATAATGCTAATGCACCGAATACTTTTTTGTTACCAGCTTTGTCAATAACAGGAATTCCCATTACAACTTGTTTGCCAGTAGCATCACCTGGTAATTTGTGGTCGATACGAATAGTAGTCAACTCACCTCTCATAGAAACAGGAGTAACTCTACGAACTCCACCTACTTCTCTAGATAAACCTTTACCTACTGGAGCGAACTCTTCAGTAAATCTTTTTCCAGCTACTAATTCAGAACCAGGAATACCTGATCTGTCTGAACCTGCAATCTCTGCAGTATGAATCCATTGAGATCCTGATGGAAAGCCATCATCTAATAATCTTATTGGATACACTTCATTTTTCTCACCAACAACGATTTCTCCTTTGAAGAACCATTGCTCGTCGAATGTTAATTGAAACTCTTGACCACCTTCACCGATGTTATTGTCACCACCTGTAACAGTTGCACCTTTAAAAGAAGCTTCCACTAATGGAATGTTTCTACGTGAACTACCAATAAGTTCCCAATAGAACTCATTATCGTTGTCCACCATTTTTGTTTCAAACTTAGCTAACATATTCTCCAAAGACTTACCTCTGTTGATTGCTAGTAATTTGATCATGGCGTCATTAATCTTTGTTGGAGATGTTTTCCAGATAGCACCTAAAGTGTTTTCTGGGTTAACCATACCAGCAAAGGCTTTTGCGTCAGTCACTTGGAACCTACCTAATTGCATAATTTAATTGTTTTGTGTACCTTTGTGGTACGAGTGTTAATAAAGTTGTTTTATTCTATTTCAAAATCTTTCATATCGGATAACTTGAAATTAGAGTTTAAATCTTGACTACTTGTATCAATAGTTCCTGACTCTGTAAAGTTAACTCCTCTGAGTAAATTTTCAATGTTGTTTGTGATTTTAGATTCAGCTTTTTTTCCGAATATACTAAAATCTGTAAAACCCTTTGTTAAGAAATGTATAGTTTCTAATTTAATTCTTGACCCAATTGGATCAGCTTTCTGGGCTTTTACAAAAGCATTTTCTTTATTTCCTAAATCAGTAGTAATCTGTTTATATAACTCATCCTTTTGAGAATCTGTTAATGTAATACCAGGTATTACTTCTGGAGTATTAGAAATATAACCTTTAATATCTTTAAGGCTATCCTGCTCTTTATTTTTTGCGTCTTGAATAATTGTTTCAAGACTTGCTTTCTCTGATTTAATAAGACTTGCTAATGCAAATTCTGCATCTTCTATGTCTGTTCCAGAGTCAACGCTTCTTTGAGCAAGTGCTTTTGCTCTATCTTCAGCGTATCCTTTTTCAATGAAATCTTGTGCAATTGCAGTTAATCTGAAATTCACATTCTTATCATCTTTAATAAACTCTGGCGTAACAGCCTCAAGTTTACTTATGGTATTAACCATCTCTGTGACTTTTGCCACAGGAGCACCAACAGATTGAGCCTCTTCGATTAACTTTTGTCTTTCAGTTAATCCTGAGTCAATGTGTTTTTTAATTGCTGCGTTTAAATCTTCTAGAGATTTAATTGCAGTTGTATCTTCAAGTTCAGGTAAAACACCTTTAGATTTGAATTCTGCAGCTAAGTTAGAATAAAGCTGTTCAGTCTCATTCAGTTTAGGAGAGGAAGAATCGCTGCCTTCTTTTCCATCAGCAGTTTTACCTGCCTGAACTTGAGTTTTATCTTTACTCTGATTAGCTACGCTCTCTGGATCTTCCGTATCCTCACTATCAGTGTTAATATTTTCGTCAACCTTTTTTACAACCTTAGTTGCAGGAGGGTTATCTCCTTTTGTTTCATCAGGCTTTGCACCTGTTGTGTTTGGTTTTATAATATCAACACCTTCTTCAAAAAGGTTAAGTGATGATGTGTCAAAATCCAAATCTGCTAAATTTAATTCTTCCATGTTAAATAATTTTAATTTCTCCTAATACAAATCTAATGAATTCTCTGAAAAAAGTCCATTCAGTATTATAGCTAAAGTATATCCTTATTTAATCAATTTGAAAGATTTATAGTATCCAACAGTGGCTCTTTTATCAGAAGTAATTCCAAAAGTAACCATATTTCCTTTCTTATTTTGAAATCCTAGAACAGCTTCAATTGTTGGTTGACCAGGATTAACAGCCTGAATAGGGAGGCCTAATTTTACTCCATAAACAATTGTAAGCTTAGGATGTAAGTACGTTACTTGTGGAGTATATTTAATTGTGTCAGACTTTATCTTATAGTCGATTGAGTATTCAAGAAGTGTTCCTCTTGTTTTAAATTTCCCATCTATTTTAATGTCTTTATTATCTATTAAAGTTTCAGAGACTTCATTTATAGATATGCTTTCTAGATATAGATTTCGAGCTGTAATACTATCATTAGCTTTTAATGCTGCATCATATTTAGCCTTATATGTAGAATCTACTATGATTTGTTTTTTTTGTGGTTTATTCTTTCCTGGAATTAGAACTTCAATATAGACTGTATCCGGAATAGCTTCTGCTAATTTCTTTTCTACTCCACCGACTTCTTCTGGGGTAACTATTGTTACATCGTTTACTTTAGGATCATTGTTTAAAAACACATGGTCTATAATGAATAGAGAGACAATTATTGCTATTGTAATCCTGTAGTCTATTTTCATTATACGTTAAATTGGTTTTTAATTACTATCTTAAATTTTTCAGACATAATTTTATTTAAAGATGCCATAGTTTTTTTACTACTTGTAACATCTTTTAATCCATCCTTATTAATATCCTTTAATCCAGATCCAACTAGAAGACAGCCTTTGGTATTTATGTAGTAATTTCCAGCATGTATTAATATGTATTTTCTGTCCTGCACATTAAGAACATGAAAATGATCTCCATATTTTTCAGAATTTCTTTTAACACATTGGTATTCTCCTGCGGGAATTCTTGATATGCTTTTTTGATTCCCTTTATCTGGTAACTCTAAAACGTATCCTTGGGTAACTTCACAATTCCAGTCGTCAAACACTATGAATTTAGCTAAGGTTTGTTTTGAATCTTGTTCGAATCTTAATATCTCTATTCTCATTATTTTTTATTTTCTAAAAACTCTCTTACTTTTAATGGTAAAAATGATAACATTCTTTTAAACAAGTTTCTACCACTTACAGCCTCCATATTTTCATATATGCTATAAATCTCTACCATACACGCTAATGCTACAGCCAATTCAGATAAAGTGTGACCTCCACCCATTAATTCAAATTTAGATGTTTTTAAAACTAAACTATCTAAAATAACAAACACCAACACACCAGTACCGTATTCATATGATTTTCTCCAAGTCTTTCTAAGCCCTGATGAATTTATTGCACCCCAGAAATCTTTTTTTAATAAATTTAGTGATACTTTTTTTAGGAATAAGCTTTTTCTTATTCCGGTTACCATATCTATAAGTATAATTATAGCTAAAGCTAACAATATTTGCTTCATGTTTAACAGTGTGGTTAGTAACACAGTTACAGAAGATGTTGCTATTATCTTCTCGGTGCTCATATTTTGAAAAAAAATTAATGGTGATTTCATTTTACTAAGTGTTTGACTATTCAAAGTTAAAGTATTTTTTATTTATTTCTCTTTAAATATTATAGCTATACAGTTATTAATTTATGTTTTTAAAAGCATACTCCAAAACTACTAACTTCACCAGTAATGGTGCTTATTTTACCAAATCCTCCAGAACTAATTCTACGGAAATCCTTACCACTACCAGTATATGGAGTTGTTAATGATACGTCATCATAAATTATCATTCCATTTCCAATACCCCCACCATCATAGTACTTAGTTAAATTTAATGCATATACGCAAACATTTAAACCAGTAATATTAGTCAAAGTGCTAAGGCTTATTGTAATTCCGGTAACTGCGTGAGAGTATCCCCTAAACTCTGACATAGCTTGTACTCCCGCTATTGCATAAGTAGGGTTAAATGTACCAGTGGCCGCTGTAAAACAATCAGCCAAACTAGCAGTTGCTCCTAAGCCTACCTCAACTCTAATTTGTGCTAATGTTATTGCTCCAGTACCTAGTGCCATATTATTCTATTATAGATGTATCATCAATAGTTTGTTGAGCTATTTCTTTTCTATACCTCTGTACCTTTTGAATTACAAAATTTCTCCATTCACTATCAAACTTTTCAGAGGCAAATTGTGCTTTAGTTTGAGGGTTAGGTAATTGCACATTTGGGTCAGTCGGGTCTGAAATTATTTCACTATATCCTTCTCCAAACACTTCTACCATCTCTGGTAAATATGCATCTTTAATTATTATTGTTCTTACTGCCATCTTATTATTTATTAATTAATTTATTTACTAATTCTTCTAATCTCTCTACCTTATCTTTTAAATAAGCAATCTCTGATGAATGTAAATCTATATATGAAACTGACTTAGTTCCATCTTCCTCTGTTCTTACAAACTCCGGATTAGTTTTTTCTAATTCTTGGGCTATTACACCAACTCTTTCTTGTTTCTTATCATCAGATATAAAGTTAAATGTTTTATAAACGCTTTCAATCTTTTTAAGATTAAGTACATTTATATTTTCTTTTGACCTTTCATCAGATGTTAATACAAAGTCAGTTGCTTGTATATCACCATTGACTTGAAGCATATACGTTGTGCCAGGTGTAGTTGTGTCAGATGTTCCATACCCTATTCTAGTG